CCAACATTAATTACATCCTCGAAGAATTAGAGGAGAACTTTCCACCAACCACACCAAACCCAGAGGATTCAATGCAAAAAATTATGTACAGATCTGGACAACGCTCTGTGGTTGAGTGGATTGTCCATCGAATGGAAGAGGTAAGAACAGATGGCTTATGATACTGGAGGTAGATGGGTTCCCGATGAAGACTTAACTTGGACCAGAGATACTGAAGCACAGCAACAAGCTCTAAGAATGGAGCTAACAAAAGCTGGTTTAGACTGGAGACACCAAGGTAAGTACGCTTTCCGCACAAATATATGGGGAGACTTATCTGAAGGTGAACGCTTCGATGTCCTACAACGATACGATACTTGGTACGATAAAGGTGGGCAACTATCTTTAAATGATGAAGCTTGGGGTCTAGATATTGAACGAGGTATTTCTTATAATGATGCAAAGACTTGGAGTACTCAAGAGAAATTCCACAACTTAACAGGTGGAGACACTAGACGCTATACTGTAGGTAAGGATATAGTAATGCAAAGAGAAAGAGAAGAAGGTGGAAAAGTTATAACTGAATACTCTTCTGATGGTAAGAAGTGGAAAACTTCTTCTAAAGGATTAAGTAAAGGAGGAGGAGGTGTAGGTATAGCAGGTGACAAAGAAGGTTACGACTGGGGATCACTTACGAATCCATACAAGTACTCTGATAAAGTACGTGGTACATTAGTAGGACAAGCAGAGGATGAAGCAGGTAAACATCTTTCCACTACCTATACTTTAAGACAGTACCCAATGGATTGGGCTAACTATACTCATGATGATTTATATCGTGCAGCTATAGATGAAGTCTTAGAAACAGACTACGGTATGTTTATGGGTCCGGGTGCTGACTATGATAATGCTAAGCAAGTTAGATATGCTGACGCTGAAATTAATAAATGGGTCAAGAAACGTTACGATCAAGCTAGAGAAGAAGGTAAAGACGGAGCTTGGGCTGAAGCACAAGTAAATGCTGACATAGAATTACAAATTGCACGTGGTAGAGCATACAACAAACGCTACCCTGAAGGTGATAACACACGTGGTTTCGAGCACAACCAACAGGTACAGATAAGGAAGTACAAACAGTTCCAAAAGTTTGATGAAGAAACAGGTACTGTCTCAAGGTATCATCCAATAACAGGTGAGCTTAGAGAAGAACATACTTATCAAGCACCAGCTCCTCCAGTTCGTATGACTATTACAGGTGATAGAACATTGGAAGACGTTGATGCTGGTAGATACTATAGTCCTACCGTAGGATTTGAGCAGAAGATCACTGATAGTCTAGCGGATGACCCTGATCCTATAGATAAACCTACTCTAAGTATAAGGAAACTTGGACCACTTGATGATAAAGGTCAAGGTAAAGCACGCAAACCAGATAACATTAAAGGCTGGAAAGATTCGGGGGTAGTTAAATGACAACATGGGAAGAAACCATGGGTGCAGATTGGTATGAAGGTTATGATGACAAAGTAAACACAAGTAACTTTGTAGCTATCAGTACCATGCCAGCTGGACCAGCAAAGGACAAAGCTATTGCCTTAGCTCAGGAAGAAATCATAGGACTGTTAGAACAGAAAGGTGTTACTAGAGATCAGATACTAAACTCTAATACTGATGTTGGTAAAGAGTTTGACAAGTACATGGATAGAGTAGAGAACTCCTCTGGCTCTAACGTGGATACCAGAAATATACTTCAGGACGTAGCTTACAGTAAGACATCTGCTACAGATCGTGGTAACAAGTGGGGTTCAGATGATGACGACTCAATGGGTCGTACTTATTTAGCTAAAATAGCTTCAGAAGGTGGAGCAACTGTATTAGATCTATATGACAAAGGTTTTGGTAGATCAGAATCTCAAATGGCTGCTGATATAACTGGTCCACAATACTGGCAAGCCAAACTAGATTCAGGTGAAATGACTATCCAACAGATTGCCACAGAATTTGGTAGATCTGAAGAAGCTAAGATAAAATCTACTTTTTCTGATGAATACGGTAGAGACATAGAAGACGAAGGTCTTAACTATTGGCTGGAACATACAGGTGTGCAATCAGGTGAGAATGCATACACATCTGATTGGAACAAAGCAGACGCAACAGCTGATTCTAATAAGTTGAACATCAGTGATGCTGCCCACAAGTTTGATGCTTCAGATTTATTAGCGAAAAGCATTGCAGCTAGAGGTGATTATGAACAGTATGAATCATCCATCAGAGATCATGGATGGCTTACAATGGGTCAAGCATCTAGCAGAGGTCAGCATGGTAATTACACAGCAGAAGAAGTAGCTGCAGGTGCAGTAAATCTTAAGCCACCTGATGCACCATTCACTGACATGGAGACTGAGCAAGTACTTGATTGGATTAAACAAATCAGATCTGGTGCTATGACTTTAGATCAAGTTAAAGATACCATAACTGATAGGGGTGATCGTATGTCTGCCTTTAATCAAGGTGATACAGATGATTACACTACTAAAGATATCAATGGTGACGGTGAGATAACTGCAGATGAAATACAAACTGGTAACCCAACAGGTATGGGTAGGTTCGCTAGTCTTGCAGAGATACAAGCTACCATAGATAGTGGTGAAACACCTGATGAAATTCGAGAACGTTTAGGTATGGAGAAATGGGGTTTACTTACTCATGAAAATGAGAAAAAATTAGAAGACTTCAAGATAAAATCCGCAGACTTTGATAACTATCGTAGTACATGGGAAGGAGGCCTCCATACAGGAGGTACAGGAGGTACAGGAGGCCTTGGACAACTCGGTTGGACACCAGAGGTACCTGATAAGCCAGGTATACCTGATAAATTCCCAGTAGACAGAACGTCGATAGATTATATGCCAGGTGTAAAACCAGATCAATTTAGTTCAACTCCATACGAAGCTGCTAAGGAAGAATTCGATGTAAATCCCCCTAGAGAACGAAAGGATATACCAATACCTACATTAGCAGCACAAGGCGTAGGCAAAAGGTTTACAGGTACTAGTGCTAAGGGTGTAAAGATGAAGAGATCACAACAATCTTTATCTATTAAACCTAAAGGTACAACACAGTTTAACAGAGAACAGCAAACTAAATCCCTTAATATATAATGTCAGCTAAATCAAGATACGACAGTTTAGCATCAGAACGTTCTCAGTTTCTAAACATAGCGGAAGAGGCAGCCAAGCTAACTATCCCCTATCTAATTCGTGGTGAAGAGGAGTTCATGACTGGTGCTAAAAACTTAAGCACCCCATGGCAATCAGTTGGAGCTAAAGGAGTAGTAACTCTAGCAGCTAAACTACAACTAGCATTAGTACCAGTTAACACTAGCTTCTTTAAGCTTCAGATTAACGATACAATGCTAGGACAAGTTGATCCTCAAATGAAATCTGAATTAGATTTATCCTTTGCTAAAGTAGAGAATACCATAATGGATTCTATTGCAGCATCAGATGATCGTGTGGTGATACACCAAGCTCTTAAGCACTTGGTAGTATCAGGTAATGCGTTAGTCTTCATGGGTAAGGATGGTTTAAAACTCTTTCCTCTACATCGCTATGTAATAGAACGTGATGGGAATGGCAATGTTATTGAAATTGTCACCAAAGAAAAAATTAGCAAAAAATTATTACCCGATTTTGAAGACGAGTTAAATGTACAGGACGAGTCTGAACATAACGATGACGTGGATGTGTACACACATGTACGCCGTGACAACAACAGATTCCTCTGGCATCAAGAAGTAAATGATAAAATTATACCTAAGTCAATTAGTAAAGCACCAGTTGAAACCACACCATGGTTACCTTTACGATTCAATACAGTAGATGGTGAACCGTATGGACGTGGTAGAGTGGAGGAGTTTATGGGTGATCTTAAATCACTCGAAGCTTTATCCCAAGCAATTACTGAAGGAAGCGCAGCTGCAGCTAAGGTTGTCTTTGTGGTATCACCTTCCAGTACAACTAAACCTGCTACTCTTGCAGCTGCAGGTAATGGTGCAATTGTTCAGGGCAGACCTGATGACATAGGTGTAGTACAAGTAGGTAAGCAAGCTGATTTTGCCACGGCATATCAGATGATGCAAACCCTAGAGAAGAGATTGTCTGAAGCATTCCTAATACTATCAGTGCGTCAATCAGAACGCACTACAGCGGAGGAAGTTCGGATGACACAGATGGAACTAGAACAACAGTTAGGTGGACTATTCAGTGTACTTACTACAGAGTTCTTAGTACCATATCTTAATAGAAAGCTAAGTGTATTTGAAAAAACAGGGGAGATCCCTAAGATACCTAAGGGTATAGTCAAGCCTACCATTGTGGCAGGTGTTAATGCACTAGGCAGAGGACAAGATCGTGAGAGCCTTGGTCAATTCCTTACAACTATCTCACAGACAATGGGACCAGAAGCTACTCAGCAATACATAAACCCTGAGGAAGTCATCAAACGTCTTGCAGCTGCACAAGGTATAGATATACTTAACCTTGTAAGAAGTATGCAAGAGGTACAAGGTGAACAACAAGCAGCTATTCAACAAGAACAACAAGTTGATCTAGCTAAAGCTGAGATGTCATCACCAATGATGGACCCAAGTAAAAACCCCGCACTAGGAGGACAACAACCAGGTGGAGAAAGTCAACCCATCCCGCCCCAGGAAGGCTAAGCGTACTAAGAAAGTAACGCCACCACTTAACAAAGAAGACAAAGAACTCTTTGAAGAGAAGGTAAAAGAAAATAAGTATGCCCCTCGTATGAAGGTAGGCAAACCACAGATAGGACGTAGCATTAAAGTCGAGACTGTGGGTCTAGGAAATCTAAAAGTAATCACCCAAGATGGCAACCCTAACGTATGATTCCACTGAAGCTCCCGAAGGAGAGTTAAGTGCAGACGAACAAGACTCCCTGAAAGTAGGTGAGGCTCTTGCAGAACAAGAAAACAAAAAACTAGCTGGTAAATTTGAGGATGCAGAAGCTCTTGAAAAGGCTTACATCGAACTTCAAGGCAAACTTGGAAAACCTAAAGAAGAGGAAGCTGAAGTTAAAGAAGCGAAGAAAGAAGTTAAAGAAGAAGTTAAAGAAGAACCAAAGGAAGACGACAAGCCTGACTATGAGTTCTTAGATAAGCTATGGGAAGAGTCAAAGAATGAGAAGTATTCTGATGACCTACTTGATAAGCTTAATGATATGAAACCAGCTGACGTAGCTCAGCTATACCTTAACTATCGCTCAGGTGTTGACACAGAACCACAAGATTTAACAGCTGAACAAGCTACTGAACTACAGAAATCAGTAGGTGGTGAGAAGCAGTATACTACAATGCTGCAGTGGGCATCTAACAATTTTGATGAAGCAGAGATCACACGCTATGATAAAGTAATGGAATCAGGTGACCCTGATGCTGCTTACTTTGCTGTACAAGCACTAGCTGCTAAGTACAATGATGGTGTTGGTGTCGAAGGTAAGATGCTTACT